AGTACGTACAACAAGGGGAACGTATATGATCCACGGAATTCGCTATGCCTATTGGTAATCAAAGCCATTTCAGGAAGTTCAACAACTTTATACTCTTTCAAAAGTCCATGGGACGTTGGCCATATAAATGAAATTCTATGTACTGGTAGGGAGCTTGTCTTTTTTAATGGTAAGTTTGATCTGTCTTGGCTTAGACGTGAGTTCGGGTATGTGCCTCCTTTCGGGACTCGTATCTATGATTGTCAATATGCTGAGTTCATTTTTAGTAATCAAACTTGGAAATTCCCCGATCTGCGAACCGCTTGTCTCAACCGAGGACTAGATCCTAAACAAGACTACATCAGTGAAACTTATTGGGACAAAGGTATTGACACAATCGATATTCCCATGGATGAACTGGAAGAATATTGTATTAATGATGTGGAAATTACACATCAGTTGTATGTATCACAAATGAAAGACTTCACCACTACTTATAACCACATGATCAAACTCTTTAAGTTGCATATGCATGATCTACCGGTGCTTCTAGAGATGGAATGGAATGGTCTTAAGTATAATGCTGCAAGATCGCTGGAGATCGCTGAAGAAAACGATATCCGTATTGCTGATCTCGAAACACAACTCAACAATATAGTTGACTTTGAAATTAACTGGAATTCAAACAATGAAAAATCTGCAATCCTTTATGGCGGCAGCGTTAGCCGCGAACATCAAGTTCCAATCGGACACTTTAAAACTGGGGCTAGAGCTGGTCAAGTCAAGTACAAAAATGTGGAATCCAAAACAGAGTTTCCTACTCTCGTTTCCCCACTATCCGAGTACAAGTTCGGTGAGCGTGTCGAAAACCGATCAGTAGCAGAAGATGTACTGCGATCTCTAAAACCAAGCAAGCTCGCCAAGAAACTTATTGAGTTAATTCTTGAGCGCAGTAAACTAGAGAAGCAGAATGGAACGTATCTTAAGGGACTTCCCAATAAGATGCAGACTATGCACTGGGGAGAGTACTTGCACCCCTCGTATAACCAATGTGTTGCGGTTACGGGACGGGTTGCATCTTCTAATCCAAATGGTCAAAACATTCCACCAATCGGGAAGCGCCTGTGCGAGAGTAGGTTCTAATGTTAGTGAATGTCGATGCAAAATCCCTCGAATGGGTCACGTATTTATACTTATCACAAGACAAAAATGGAATTGAAGAATGGCACAATGTTGTAAATGATCCAAGTAAATTTGATATCCATCTTGACAATCAAACGAAATTTAAATTACCTTCACGGCTGATCGCCAAGGTGTTTCTGTTTCGTTGGATTTATCGTGGACCAGCTTTCGCTTACTGCCATGATCCAGATTTTGCGGCGGTAAGTAACAAGCAGCAATATTGGCAAGATGTTATTGACCAGTATTATTCAAAGTACCATGGTCTATATAAGACACACATGAAATATCTACAAGAGGTGAATGCTACCGGAAGGTTACGTTCACCCCTCGGTAGACAATACCAATTTAAGAAAAACAAACGAGGTGAATTTTCCGAGTATGAAGTTACCAACTACCCCAATCAGGGTCTTGGAGCGGACGTTATGGCTGTTGCTAGGGTTAGCCTTGCTGCCCGTTTTTCTAAGTATAAGTTGCGTAGTTTACTTATTAGCACTATTCATGATTCTCTCACATCCGACTCGCCCCCTGACGAGGTTGAAGTGGTTAAAGAACTCATGGTAGATGTATTTAAGGATCTTCCTAAGAATATTGAACGAGCCTTTGGCATCGAATGGAATCTCCCGATGTGTGGAGAGGTTACTGTTGGTCCTAACATGAAAGATCTCGAAGATTAATATTGACATACTTTAAAAGTATGATATAATATTAGTATAGATAGTAATTAATTAATAAATATAAATAAGAAAGATAACATGCAAATTCAAATTCAATTCATTGATGTGTCTGTAGAAGATAAAGGTAAGTACAAGATGGCTGAAGTGACCTTTAAGGATATTGCTAAGGGTCAAACATCGTCTAAGAAGCTAATGTCATTTAACAATCCTACTGTCTATAAGACTATTGTCGATGCAAAGAAGGGTGAAGTTTATGCCATCGAAATGCAGAAGAATGAGAAGGGTTATTGGGACTGGATTGGAGCGACTATCGCAACTGGTGTTAACACTGGGTCTGGCGGTAGCCCTGAGACTGGCACAAAGGGCACAGGTTCAACGAGTTTCTCTTCACCTAAGTCCACCTATGAGACTCCTGAAGAACGTGCCAAGAAGCAAGTCTATATTGTTCGTCAGTCTTCTATCTCAGCAGCAATTGATACGTTGAAGACAGACAAGAAGTCTCCAACTAAGGAAGAGGTTGTCAATGTTGCACAGTTCTATGAAGCCTTCGTCTTTGGTGTGGATGTAGATCCTCCTAAGCTGGCAGATCTGCCTACCTTTGACGACGATGACGACGTACCAATGTAATGATTAAGGTACATGATTATCATTGCAAGGAATGTGATCATGTCTTTGAGAAGTTTGTATCCACAGGCGGCACTCCTCAAGAGTGTCCGCTGTGTGGTTCAATCAAGACAGAGCAGATTGCTACCAGTGCAGCGTTTAAACTGACAGGACAAGGACAGTACTCATCACGGATGAAAGTATGATAGCATTAATTGACGGAGACATTGTAGCATATCGTTGTGCAGCAAGTTGTGAGCGTACTGTAAATGGTGAACGAATTTGTGAAGCTGATGAAGAGATTGCTCTGTTGCGAACAGAACAACTAATGAAGCAGATCCTCCACACTACCCAAGCAGATGCTTATAATTGTTTTCTTTCTCCTTCTACAAATTTCCGTTATCTTGTTTATCCTGAGTATAAAGCCAATCGTCGTGAAACAGTTGATCCTGTTCATCGCAAGGCTTGTAAGCAATATCTCATGGACAACTGGAATGGTGAAGTGTTTGAAGGATATGAAGCTGATGATGCTCTAGCATGGAGTCAAACGTATAATGAAAGTGTTATCTGTTCTATTGACAAAGACCTTAAACAAGTTCCGGGAAATCATTATAACTTTGTTAAGGAAGAAGTTGATTTTGTTACTACAACAAATGGATTATCCACCTTTTATCAGCAAGTCTTGATTGGTGATAAAACAGATAATCTAATTGGTCTCAAGGGTATTGGTCCAAAGAAAGCAGCCAAGTTCCTAGAAGGTTGTTACGAAGAACAAGAAATGTTTGATACAGTCTATGATATGTATCAAGATAAACATCAACTGGCGATTAACCTCATGTGTATGTGGTTATGTCGTGAGAAAGGAGTAACATGGGCACACCATCAAAAGGACACCCAATTAATTATACCCTCAACGTTAGAACACGAGCTGGATCTGATGTTAGAGTCTATGAAATCTTCTACGAAGACTACATAAACGGTGCGTATTACGACGAAGATAGTGATGTGTGGTGGCCTTGTCAGTGGGCTTTCAATGGTCACTATGCAGAGAAACCCTCTAGTTTGGATCTAGTAAATGAGTGAGCGAAAACGGCGTAGTAAACTTGAGCTAAAATTTGAGGAGATTCTTCTTGAGAACAAGGCAGAGTATGATTATGAAGTTACAGTCATTCCTTATATTGTTCCAGAATCAACACACAAATATACCGTTGACTGGACATTACTTAATGGACCGCTTATTGAAACAAAAGGATATCTTTCCGACCATCAAGAGCGAAACAAATATGTCCTCCTTAAACAGCAATATCCTGACCTAGATCTGCGGTTTGTCTTCGACAATCCTAATAAGCTTTGTGGTGGTACTAAGTACAGCCACGCTAAGTGGGCAGACCGCCACGGGTTTGTTTGGTGTGGTATTCGAGATGTGGAGACTATCCAATCATGGATATCAAACATAAACTAGACACTGATGAAGGAACATTTGAAGTTTACGTTAAAGCATCACAAGACGACCTCAACTATTTACAGAGGTTGTCTTTAATGTATTTAATAGACCAATATATGTTTCCCTTTCGTCTGCTGTCTGCAGATGATGCTTGCAACTTTCACAATACCCCAGAAATGATACAATGATTACAGTCAAATTTAGATATTCGGATGGAGTCATAGTGACTAAACAATTTAAAACGATAGAAGAAATGCATAAATATGCGCATAACGAAGGTGATCACTTACTAGAGATTATATATCTATGAATCCCACTCATCTGGTAATACCAGACACACAATGTAAAGATGGACATGACTTTGAATTTCTAACTCTTATTGGTAAATACATTGTCGAAGTTCAACCAGACGTTGTCATTCATCTAGGCGATTTTGCTGACATGCCAAGTCTATCTAGCTATGATGTGGGAAAGAAATCATTTGAAGGTCGTCGTTATACCAAAGACATTGATGCAGCTAAGAAGGCTATGTATTGTCTTCTTGAGCCATTGTATTCTTATAATGCTACAGCTAAAGCACAAAAGAAAAAGCAATATAATCCACGAAAGGTAATGCTTCTAGGCAATCATGAGAACCGTATTAATAGGGCTATCAATGATGATCCGAAATTGGAAGGACTCATTAGTACAAACGATCTGCCATACCAAGATTGGGAAGTTCATGATTTCCTCAAGCCTGTGTTCATTGACGGTATTGCTTACAGTCATTACTTCCCTACTGGGGTTCTTGGACGTGCTGCTACCACAGCTAGTGCTATGGTTTCTAAGCTGCATATGTCTTGTATTGCTGGTCATCAACAAGGAAAGCAAGTGGCCTATGGCAAACGACCTGACGGATCTACTATTACCTGTATTATCGCTGGCTCTTGTTATGAACATGACGAGGATTATATGGGACCACAGGGCAATAACCATTTTCGCGGGATTCTAATGGCCTATGATGTACAGAATGGTTCCTTTGATGAACACTTTGTATCACTTAAATATCTTAAGGAACATTATGCAAAGTCTGATTGAGCGGTTGCGAATTCGTGCTACAGTTCGACGACAGATTATTACACGTAAATCTGTTCAAGAAAATAAACCAGATCGTTTAGCTGATCTGTTAGAGGAAGCGGCAAATGAAATTGAAAGATTATTAAATGCAAAGTCCTAGTCATTATGGCGATACTAGGTTGATGGACTTGCTTATTGACAAGCAAGTTCCATTCGCTGAAGGTAACATCATGAAGTATGTATTTAGATGGAGAGAAAAGGATGGTCTTAGGGATCTCTATAAATCTCGTGATTATCTAAATGCTCTTATTGCTAACGAAGAACTCAAGGAAATTAAATAATGGATGCAAACTCATACCAAAATTGGACTCTCAGCACTGCAATCTATCCCGGTGCAGGTACTGGTAATGATGCTGAACTTTCCTATCTAGCACTTGGTCTTAATGGAGAAGCTGGTGAAGTCGCAGACAAAATCAAAAAGCATCTTCGTGATGGCAAGCTTGATATTGGCGGTATTGTTTTTGAGCTTGGTGATGTTTGCTGGTACATCGCCCGCATGGCAGATGCGTTGGGATATTCTTTCGAAGATCTACTTACTATCAATAATTCTAAACTAGAATCTCGCAAGGCTCGTGATGTGCTGACAGGGTCTGGTGATGCACGTTGAACTCAAGTTTGTTACGCCAAACTCACTTGAACAGATTGGTGAGTATGCTGGAATATGTTACAATTCTAATCTTGAAAAAGGTACTTGTATTAAACGAGCTATCTCTTGTAAAGACAAAGGACACTTGGCAACTCTCCGCTTCGCTCACGCTACCTTCCATGTATCGGGAATCTCACGAACATGTTCTCACCAATTTGTACGCAGCAAACATCTAGACTTCCTCCAAAGATCGCAGAGGTATTGCAATGAAACAGAAACAGACTTTGTCGTTCCGCCAGTCTCTCCAGATATGGCTGCTATTATCACTGCTTCATATCAAACTGCGTTGGTACAATACAAAACATTATTGGCTGCCGGTGTTAAGAAAGAAGATGCTAGATTTGTACTACCGAATGGTGGGACCACGGAACTAATTGTCACAGGTAACTTTCAAGCTTGGCTGGATTTCATCAAACTACGTGCTGACAAACATGCACAATGGGAGATCCGCGAGGTAGCGAAGATTATTAATAACAAACTCTCGGAACATGCTCCGGGACTTTTCGATTGGATGCCATGAGTATTCTACTAACTACACTGCTCTCTGCACTGATTCCTGTCGGTGTAGAGGGTATCAAACAAGGTATCACCGCCCTAACTGGTGGTGTTAAACCTACAACTGTTGCGGAGCAAATCCAACTTGATGATCAAGATATTCGCCGTATGGAAACGATTGCGAAGCTCGACAATCCTAGCGGAACTCCTAGCCAGTGGGTTGTTGACCTTAGAGGTTCTGCTCGTTACATTGCTGCTTTCTTTGTTATTCTTGGTGGGGTGGGGCTTGCTTTCGTTGGTGAAATTGATCCTACAGTTAAACTGATTGGTCTTGAAGGTGCGAACATTGCATTTGGTTTCCTCTTTGGACAACGGATTGTGACTAACTTTAAGAAATAATATGTCTACTTTTTATGACCTTCTAGAACAATTAAAACAAGAAGATGAGGTCACTGTACTAGAGATCGTTGATCTCTCATCTGGTGAGCTTGTAGATGCCTTAGAGAGCATTATTTTTGATAAGCAACAGCGTGTTCGAGAGTACTACAATGAAATCGATGAAGCCTTGGACAGGGAAGAAGGATAATCTTCCTTCTCCTGTTAAAAAAGAACAGCACTTAGAACGCAAATCAAAACGAGAACTTCAACATCATTTTGAAGATGATGATTGGAACAAACAACTACAGGAATATTATGCAAGTCAACAGATTCAAGAACAGTTTCAGTGAGAACATATTTAAAAATAAGTACAGTCAAGGTGTCAACGATACGTGGGATGCATTGGCTGAACGTTTGGTAGAGGATGTATGTGGTTCACGTTGGGGTAAAGACAAACCATTAATGTCACAAGAGGATCGTGATGCATTGGTTGAGTATATTAAACGTATGGCTTTCGTGCCCGGCGGGCGTTATCTTTGGTATGCAGGTCGTGGTAATTCTTACTTTAACAATTGCTTTCTACTAAAAGCAGAACACGATACGAGGGAAGAATGGGCAGATCTAACACAACGAGCAGTGTCGTGCTTGATGACTGGAGGTGGCATTGGAATCGACTACAGCATTCTACGTCCCGAAGGGAAGCCACTAAGTCGTACTGGTGGCTTGTCAAGTGGTCCGATACCTCTGATGCAAATGATAAACGAAGTTGGACGGGGAGTAATGCAAGGTGGCTCAAGACGCTCCGCGATTTATGCGAGTCTCAATTGGCTACACGAGGATATTCCAACATTCCTGAAAGCGAAGAACTGGTCAGACGAGATCAAGGCACTAAAGAATAAAGACTTTAATGCTGCTGCTCCTCTTGACATGACCAATATCTCTGTCAATTATGACGATAAGTGGTTGTATAATGCACACCGCACGGAGCTACCCACCTTCGTAGAAAATTGTCGTCAAGCAATGATGACAGGTGAGCCGGGCTTTAGCTTTAACTTTGGTGCTAAACAAAATGAAACACTTAGAAATGCATGTACGGAAGTTACATCTGAGGATGATTCTGATGTATGTAATCTTGGTAGTATCAATATCAGTAATGTTCAAACAATTGAAGAATTTAAACATATTGTTGAACTCGGTTCCAAGTTCCTTGTGTGTGGAACGCTACGAGCAGATCTCCCGTATGATAAAGTTTACAAGGTCCGCGAAAAGAATCGACGACTTGGACTTGGACTTATGGGTATCCATGCATGGCTACTCCAACGAGGACAAGGATATGAAGTAACACCAGAACTACATGAATGGTTAAAGGTATATAAAGATGAATCAGAGCGAGCAGCTAATGAACATTGTGATCGATTGTATATCTCTAAACCGGTCGCTTATCGAGCAATCGCACCTACGGGAAGTATTGGTATTTTAAGTTCTACAACTACTGGCATTGAACCACTGTTTGCAGTTGCATACAAACGCCGTTATCTCACTGATGGAACCAAGTGGAAGTATGAATACGTCGTGGACTCAACAGCAGATCAGCTTATTCGAGAATATGGACTAGACCCAAATAAGATTGAGACAGCATATGGACTTAGCAATGACTACGAAAAACGAATCAAATTCCAAGCGGACATTCAAGATTATGTGGACATGTCAATTTCAAGTACCATCAATCTTCCCGCTTGGGGATCTAAGGGTAATGGAGAAGGAGATGTTAGCCGTTTTGCAGAAACGCTTTCCAAATATGCACCCAGACTTCGTGGATTTACATGTTACCCCGATGGTTCACGTGGGGGTCAACCTCTAACAGAAGTACCCTATGAAGAAGCTATCAAGCATAAGGGTATTGTCTACGAAGAGAATATTGATCGTGCTTGTGTAAGTGGTGTGTGCGGTATCTAATAATAAGAAAGATAAAATGAATCCACAATTTAAAGAACTACTTCTAGAAACTCTACGACAGGTTAAGGATCATCCAGATGGAGAGAAGGGTGTGGCGTTTGTCACATCCTATGATGAAGAACCTGACTGGGAAGTTGCCATAGTCTTCCGACCCAAACAGAAGTAAAAATAAAGCCCCCAGTCCTTTCGGATATGGGGGCTTTTTGTTATGTTAAAAATAGTTCACGTTCTTCAGCACGTCTGGTAACTAGACCATTAAGTTTAGTACTAACACCATTAACCTTGGCATAGACCCACTTGTTAAACTCCTCAGCAGCACCACTGTAATCACCCTTATTGAGTTTCTTTAGTAAGGTTGACATAGCTAGTGCACTCATACCTAAATTGAACACGAAGCTTGTTAAAGCTCCAAGTTGATTTTCAGTAAGAGGAACCTTAACTAAACGTTCTACTTGGTCTTGAGCAGCTTGGTAGTCATGGTCAAGAAGAACCTCCGCCTCTTGGACGGAGATTGTTCTACCTAACTTAACACCATATGTATGACCCCAACCAATAGTAGGAATCCCTGCAGGACATAAATAAGATTTGAGTCTAAGACCCTCATACTTTTTAATAATCTCAATCGCGGTCACGTAATTTCTCCAAGAAAGGTGTACGTTCTGACTTCTTCCAATCCCTAGCTTGTTCATAAGACATAGTACCAGACTTCCCAACTTTTCCGCGAATGGCTGCTGGCGTTTTCTCAGCGATAATCTGCGCCTTGATCGCATTCGCTGCGGCGGTTGGATGTTTCTCGTGCCTCATCATAATCTGAATAGCTTTGTCTTGGTTCCCAGAACTATACAATTGAGCAGCCCTAATTAGATCATTAGTTCGCTGTTGATTTCGCTGTTGATTGGTAAATGCTTCCATAGAAACTAAAGACTCATCCAAGGAACGTGTTCCAAAGAACGGGGCTTTCTTCTCTACATCAGTACGCTCTACTCCACCCTTACCAGCATTACCCATTCGTGTGAGTGGGTTCTTTTGGTTTTCAGGTTGAAACAGATCCCAATCATTTCGATATTGGTCTACAGCACCACCAAGGATTCCCTTTGGTACAGTGGCCTTCACTGCCTTGTCGATCTCTGTTGGTGTATGAGCCTTACCCATTGCATCTGAGGCCAGTGTAGCCACCCCAGCGGTAGCCTCAGCACCCCACGCAAGTGGTGGGAACAGGGACAACATGCCTTGGTTCTGCACATTAGTAATCTTTTGCATCAAAGATGTGTAACGCATTGAGGCGTCAATATCCATACCTGTTGCATCAGACAACACCCCATGAGACACCCAACTAGGGGCATGGACAAGGAGCAATTGAGTGGCGTCAGGCCATTCAGTACCCCACCAGCCGTTCTTGAGTCCAACCTGACGTACAATTTCATATTCAGCAATCAGTGGGAAAGATACCACTCCACCAAGAACTGCGATAACTGCACCTGTCATAATCAATGGTGCTGCGGTACGTGCGCTTGGGGTCTTCATGAAATCGACAACGTCGACAATCAAGTTGCCTGCCTGACCATGTGCGAAGGTTGCTAGTGGAGAAGATTGCTCACCAAAGATACCCATCTCACGATAGATAGCTGGCATGTTCTTACTACCATAACCAATCATGTTGGTTGTAGTATCCTCTGCAGCCTTTAGAGCAAGCTCTGAACCTTTTAGACCACTACGTTTATGCAAGTTGTAGAAGAATGTAAAGGACGAAAAGCGTGAGAACTTATCACCAATTGTAGAAATGGTTCGACCAGTTGCAAGATTGACGACTTTGTTAATAGCAGTGTTTGGATCAGTGCCGATCTTCCAATCATTGAATTCATTGGTCATCTGTGGATGTAGAGTGTTACCATCTTCCACTGCATGAAACAATGCACGTTTGTACTCAGGATCTGCGAACTTCTTGCCACCTGCCATATCCATAACTGTCTGACCAAGAGCTGCTAGAACTTGTCTAGGAGACTCACCATTCTTAAATGCAGATCGCGCAGACATGAATGCTTGTAGTGGTTGAGCAATCCAAATTGCAGGTTTCATTGTGATGTTTGCAGTATAGAAAGCATTGCCAAATAGACCAGTAAATCTATCCAGTGCATGCTTATCTCGACCATGAAACTCGCCAAAATGTTTATCTACAATAGTATCAACAAACTCACGCACTTGCTTAGAACCCGTCTGTAAAGTTTCACGAATGGAACCTTCAGGAATTAATCCTTCAGTTTGTGTACGAACATAGAAGTCCATTAACTCAGATGTGTTCTTTGGGACAGGGTTCTTATCGTAGTAATCAAGAACCTTCTTATGAACATCTCTAGAAGCAATGTTCTGCGTGTATGCTTTTACCGCACGTGGTAGGGATTCACGTAAACGCTCACCCAATTGATGTGGTGTAAGACCCACCTGATCACCAATAAAACCAGCTAACATTCTGCTTTGCATAGAATGCACACCAACATTTGAATTACCAGCAATCATCCTATCTAATTTGACTTGGAGTTCTGCTGCTAGTTGATGTGGTGGAATGTTTGCTAGGTTCTCTTCTAGAAAATCTACAATACTGGAAGGATCTGTATAGTTCTTTGTATGGTCATAGCGAACTTCAAAATCATTACTCTGTGACCTGAACCATTGTTGCCAGTGTTCTGCTTCTGCCTTTGTCATGTAACGCTGTAAGCGTAGTGGAATACCACGATAAGACACAGTAACAGCATGATCACCAGCACGACTGGTTAGGATATAACCCATCAATTGCTGTAGTTGCTTTAGGTTGTTACCTGCCTGCATACCGCGAGCAGCCTTCAAAAGCTTGTCACTAATATTGATTAGTGCCTTAGCAAAGTTCTGCTGACCCGGAGACCATCCTGCTGAGTGTGTGGCAAAGGTTTGATTAGGGTCTACCTTGTTAAGCATACCATCAATCATCTTACTATACACATCATGAATCTCATTGCCCTTTAGCTTGTACATAGAAGGGACTAGAGCTTCAGGTTTTTCAGCAGCAGACAACTTGAATGTGTTTAGAACACCACGTTGTTCCCACTGTTGAAAGGTATCCTTACCATACAGAATTACTTGGTCTAGGGATTCTTTTCGTTTGTTTGCAATGTCAGTGATCTTGAAGATCTCTTGTGCATGAACATCATTCTTCATCATCTGCTTTAATTGAGCAGTGAAACCGTGAGCAAAGATGTTTAAAGCACCTTGTCTGATACCAGCTAGTAGTTTCGTTGGTGTGTTTGCTTGAGCAAAACTCTTAGGCAAATCACGACCAATGGCTTCGCCAGTACTAGTGTCAATCAGATGACCGCCATTCTCGAGTAGTTCAGAAAAAGCTGTACGTGCTTTGTCAGACAAGCCTAATAGATTCATCACTGTATTTTTAAACCTAGAGAAGCCAGATTCACCAGACAATCTCATACGCTTGAGAGCAGCAATCATGTTAGAGTTAGTAAGACCATATGCCACGAATTCACGTGGATTTTCCATCATGAATTTTTGCATTTCTTTTGGTATATACTTGTCTAAGATAAAACCAAAGTTGTCTTTAACATTGGCATACAAAGCTTCAATATTACGAACAGCTTGTACCTGTTGTAAGTCTTTGACTTTACCTTCACCAACAAGAGTCATAACCTTATTGACAGCACTGTGCACAACCTCATGCAAGAATGTACCTGCATGGAAGTTATGTGGGTTCATGTTGATCTGACCACTCAGATTACTATAGGAACCATCAGCAGTCATCGCAGGATCAAACTTCAAACCATCACGACCAATGTTAGGATTGTTCCGTAGTTGATCTGCAAGTTCCCCAAGATACTTACCATGTGGTTCTAGTGCAACGTCACCCTTCTTAGAGGCTAGATAATCTAGACCACTACGAATAGGATCATCAGAGTTTTTAACAACCTGATCTAGTTCTTGTGTGAGTTTTGCTAGTGGAGTATTGTCTCCAATAACCGCTTTGTCTGTAAAGACGTGTGTATTAGACTCTCTTTGTTTGAAAAGTTCCTGTGCAATAAGATCACGTTCTTTAGAGATAAGCTCACGAAGTTCAAAGTCCTGAGTACGTTCTAATTTATCTGTCTTGTTATTATACATCCTAACAAGAACATCTTCACTATATTTAGAATATTCAGCCGACTTAGCTAAAATAGCTTCATTTACTTCGTATCTATTACCAAGTTCAACATTTTCAATAGATGATCCCATGCTTGCAGGATGAACACTCTCTTCTGGTTTGTGTTCATTTCTAATCAAGTCTTCTGCATGTTCTTTACTCAATACCTCGGGATAAAATTCTCCCTTAGCATATTGATCAGACGACACCCAAACATAATCACCGTCTTTTGTTGTAACAAGCATTCCGTCAAACACAGTACCATCTGGATAGGTAATTTTTCTACGAATTCTACCATCCGGTAAATGTTCATATACTACAGTGTGTGGATCATGTCCATTAACAGAAATAGTTTCGCCAATAGGATGTTCTGGTACAATTGTATTGTTTTGTTGTGCTTTTATGTCTGCTTCAACATCAACAGTACGATTACCTTCTTGGTTAGCTTTACCAAATGGATTAAAACTTGTGGTAGTGTCTACATCAGGACCAAGATTAGTTGGAACCATTGGAGCAGATTCACCTTCAAAGTAATCAGATAGTTTAGCGCGAACCTCGCGTACCTGATCCAGATCAGCCGCAAGGCGGTGCATCTCAGACACATTGGTTGGATCAAGAGATTCAATCTGATTAACAAGACTCTGTTCTAGTGCAGTGTATCCTTCATACTGACGACGAACGTCATCAGCAGGATTCCATAGACCTAGAGGATCTTCTTGTGGTGTAACCTTTGGAACTTCACCACGAATATCTTCAGGTGTTTTTACTTTAGAGGTAAGTTGTTTGACAGCAGGCTTACCTAGATGAGCCATAGCTTCTAGTTGAGGTGCAACTGCAACAAGTGCAGGTGCATTCTCCATAATAAACTTACCAATCTTACCAGAATACTCTTGTCCTACTTCAGATTTAGGATGATAGGTAGCAGTATCCATTTGATCTACAAACTTGTCTTCTGCATGACGCAGACCAGCTTGTGTACCAAAGGTACCATCAGCAACTGTCTCACCAATACCTTGTAGACCACCCACAGCACCAGCCAGTGGACCAGTAGTACCAGCAGTAGCTAAGTTTAGACCAGTCTCATTAATACCAATAAGGTCTTTAGCCATATTGGTAACATCAGACAGAGTATTCTTAATACCACGTTCTAATGAGAATCCTTCGGGTGCTTTTTCCTCAGAAGCGAAAAGACCCAGCGGGTCATCAGGTGTTTCTGCAAATAAACCTAGTGGGTCTTTATCGTTCATTATAAGTCTTCTCCAAATTTACGTTTGTATCCTTCACGTAGTTTATCTTCCGATACGTTTGGATACATTTCTTTAAGCTTAGACAAAGTCATCTTTTGCGGAGGAGTGTCAGTGGCTTGTGAAGGTTGTGGTGTTGGTTGTCCTAGAGCAGTCTGTAGTTCTACACGTTTGGATGCAAGCTGTGCTTTCAACTGTTTGTTATGGGACTGTAGATTCTTAAGTACCTGCTCACCACCCGGCATTTTCATAACAGATTGTGTAAACTCCTGATTAGTTAATTGCTGGGTGTTCATAGTGATTTGCTTCTCAAGATTATTCACATCAGACTGAATCATCTTTAGTGGTACGTTACTACCACCACCTCCACCGGCAGCAGCCTTAGCACGAGCCTCTGCTGCGCGTAGTGCCCACTTACCAGCAAGATCAGTCTCTGCTAGACGATTATCACCCTTCATCTGTTCAAGAGCAGTCTTGCCCGCCTGTTCAGGTGTCTTAGACAATAGACCAGTGATCTCATCAACCTTGCCTTGAAACATCTTACGCTGAGAAGCTGTAAGCTCTTCACCAGAATCAAATCGATTAGTACTAAGAAGTCGTTGGTAGTCAGACAAGTCTTTATGCATACCAAGTTGTTGTGTCTTAGCACCCTGTTCAATTGGAACTTGTTCTTTAACAAATGGATGAAGTAACTGTCCAACTTCATTCTTGCGAATGGCTTCTTGATTGCCAGCATCCTTTGCCTGAGCAAAGTTGCCTAACATAGTTGGATTGTTCTGCGCTTGGGCTTGATTGCCAGACAACTCCTTAACCATATTGTCAAAGACAGTACCTTGATTTTGAAGTTTCTGTTTCTCAATATCAAGAGGCTGCATCGACTGTTCACGTTGATTTGCAAGGAACTGTTTTAAGAGTTCCTCTTGTGCAGACTGATCAGCATTTGCAGCATTGAATCCTTGATACAATGCCCCGAGACCAAACTCAGGTTTGTATCCAGTTTCGATCAT